TAATCCCGGGATTATCCATAAAAATGGTCCATATGTTGAAATATTCCCCTGGAATTTTGAAATAGTTAATGAATTTGCTGATAAATTTGGGCTAAACTTATTGGAATTCAAAAAAGATGCCAATAATAGACTATACTTTGTCTACGAAAAGCCTTGACACTTTGACACTTCTGCGTTATAATAACTACATTGTGTAACAACATAGGAGTGAAAATGGCAACAGTAGCAGGGGTTAAGATCAAACCCAAAGCAAAAAAGATCACCAGCGTTAGCATCCGCGAGAATGCCAAACGTGATCACAGCCCACAATGGGATGGTGTTGCTGATATGACTGCCGAACAATATGCGTCTCATTTCCGTAGTGCTATGAAGTATTACAACTTGGAAACTAGCGCAAAAGATTTGAAAGTTAAGGTCATCAATTGGATGGGCCGTAACGATTACTCTAAAGATCAAATCCAAGAGTTTAAGAAAACCAAAGACTGGCGTTGTCATTTGACCATGGGTGCTATTGCATCTTGTTTGTTAAAAGGTATGCCCGATGTTCGAGCAGATTTTAATAGCGGTAAGAGTGCAGTTACTTGGTTAAAGAACGAAATTGCCAAAATTATGGAAGCAGGGCAATACGATGTTGAAGTAGTAGTTGAGGAAAAAGGTGTCAAACCCCAAACTCAAGTTATTAACATCCAAGATCGTATCCGTGAACAAGCAGTTGCTATGAGTGACGAGATCGATGAAGCAATCGATAGTTGGATCATGGATCCAGAGGCTTTTGATCCTAAAGCAATCAAGTTAGTTAGTTTGTTACGTGGCAAGGGTGCCAAAGCCGCTCAAGCTCGTTATATTAAATCATTCTTTGCCAAAGGTATGGCAGAGCTTCATGAGCTAGCCAGTGGCAATGCCGATGAACAGTTGCGTGAAGGCTACAAGTTTGCTAGTCGTAAAAACGTTAAGAAGTTGATTGAGTTTTACGAAGGTATTGCTAGTGCTTGTGAACAGATTGCCGCAGAAGCCAAAGTGCTTAAGAAGCCACGTGCTAAAAAGGCTGTGCCTGCAGATAAGTTGGTTGCTAAATTGAAGTTTATGGTTCGTGACGACAAGTTAGGCATTGTAAGTGTTCCGCCAGCACAGATTGTTGGTGCTCAGGGTGTTGTAGTGTTTAACAACAAGACTCGAAAGTTAGGCTATTATATTGCTACTAGTACAGAAGGTTTTAGTGTTCGTGGTACTACACTACTAAACTTTACAGCAAAAAGCGTTCAACGCACACTACGTAAACCTGCGGAACAGATCAAAGAGTTCAAGGATCAAAATACACAACGACGTTTTGAAACTTGGTTTGGTAAGATCAAGACTACAGACACATTGTTGAATGGTCGATTTGGTGAAGATACTATTATCCTGAAAGTGTACAAGTGAGCATACTCTATTCGATTTTGTTTGCGTTAGCGTTGGCATTTAGTATTGCCAACTATGCTAACCAATATGAAAACGATGAAGATCAAAGTCCCCCTGTTGCCGAACAGGTCTATATTGTGAATACACGAGAGGACAAAGGCAACAAGTGGGACGACGATCCATTGGATAAGGATCGAATAGGGCCAGACGGAAGTGACGAAAAGAGATGACAATGCTTGACAAAAATCAGTGCGGTTGCTATAATTGTTTGAAAGAAGTAAAGGACCATAATGGATGGCCTATTACTATGTCAACTTTTATTGTATGCCCGATATGCGGTAATAAGCGTTGCCCAAAGGCAACAGATCATAATCTAGAATGTACTAACAGCAATGAACCAAATCAACCAGGAAGTCGATACTAACAGGTATCGCATAGACAGCGGAAAGTTTGAAGGCTGTATGCTTACTTACTGGGTTGTTAAAGACCAGGATAATCGAACGGTTTATTACCATTGGAGTCGATCAGAAGTTGAAATCAAATTAAAGGAATTACAAAATGGAAAATAGTTTGGAAGATTTGATGTACCAAGCGGGACTAACAGCCCAGGGTTCATGGGACAAAATGGATCAGTATGATCGAGATGCTGTACTAAAGTTGGTAAGTCTTGTTTTGGATCAATGCGTTGCCTTAGTAGAACAAAGTGGCCGTAGTTGCCAACATACGACATTTGACAAAAGTATAGTTGACTGCGTACATGGTTCTGCTGTACAATCGATTAAACAACATTTTAACATTAAAGAAAGCAAAGAGGTATGGCATGCTAAGTCTTAAAGAATGGATGGAACTGGTTGACTATAAGATCACCGAAGGCACAGACTATTATGCCTTTAGCCCCAACGCCTATAGCCTAAACGCTTGGAGCGGGACCCAAGATGGTTATAGTTTTGACATTGTGTTTGATACCAAGACACAAGTCGTTTACCAAGTTGAAGCCTGTGATTATCGACTCAATCGTGCTTATCGTTTGGTTCATCCTTTATATAAGGATCAAGTCCAAGCAGGTGAAAAGGCTTGGGATGGTACAAAATGGATTGACTTGGAAGTCGATGACGACTTCATTCAAAAGGCTCTTGCTATCAAGGATGGTAAGGACTATGATACTCGTGTCCAAATGGAGTTAGATATTCCGGAAGAGGACTTGCTGTTGTATATGAAAGAAGCGCACAAGCGTGATATGACTTTCAATGCGTTTATCGAAGAAGCACTTCGAACAATGATATCAAATTTTGAACAAGACCCCGAAGGCATGAAGGCCAGGGCAAAAGTAATGTTTGGTTCACCTAATGGAGCATGATAATGGCAAAGATTGGTCTTAGTTATAGCCGATGCGTTCGCGACATCGTGGATGGTAAAGTCAATGTCGGAGATGTGTTGGTAATCATTGCCCGCACAGATTTCAATCCAACTATTGACGAACAGTGGGCCAGCATTTGGGCAGGCTACCATGGTTATAGTCCATGGAGCAATCCTGAGTGGACATCTTACGCAGACGAGGACGAAGAAAAGTTCCGAGAAATAAGTATTGAACTTTATGAGACTGGTAGACTACATCAGCCTCGTCAGTTTGGTGCTAATGTTGCTCGTTTGCCTTATTACTGGTTAGAAGCAAGTTTACCTAAGGAAGAACTCGAATCTCGACCTGCTGTAAAAGAAGCATGGGAACGATTCCAAATTATTGCTGGATTGAGTTCAAATAATCCAGTATTAAATGATGATTTTTAAATGAAAGAGAATAATATGCTAGTACCAATGGTAGTGGAAAAGACCGGTCAAGGCGAACGAGCATTTGACATTTTTAGTCGCTTGCTTAATGAGCGAATTGTGTTTTTAAATGGCGGAGTGGATGATGCCAGTGCCAGTCTTGTTGTAGCACAAATGCTACATTTGGAAAGTGCTGACAGTGAAAAAGATATTCACTTTTATATCAACAGTCCTGGTGGTGTTATTACCAGCGGCATGGCAATTTACGATGTCATGCAGTTTGTTAAACCTGATGTGGCCACATATGTTATTGGGCAAGGTTGTTCAATGGGCAGTTTCCTAGCACAGGCAGGTACTCCAGGCAAGCGTTATATATTGCCACACAGTCGTCATATGATCCATCAGCCCAGTGGTGGTGCTCGTGGTATGCAAAGTGATATTGAAATCCAATACAAAGAAATCACTCAAATGAAAACCATGCTTACTAAATTGTATGTTAAACATAATACAGCAGGTAAGACCTACGAGGACTTTGAACGAGACATGGATCGTGATACATTTATGAGTGCCGAAGAAGCGTTAGCCTACGGACTATGTGACAAAATTGTCGAAAGTCGATAACAGGTAGCTAAATTCTCCCATAATCTTATGTAAATAATTACACTTATGGGAGAATCATTATGGCACAATACTTTATATTGGCATTTTTATTTACAGGTGGTTTATTAGGTTGGAGTTTATTTGCGTATACATTGGTACAAACTGTTTGTAGCCGTCGTAAAGAGTTGGATATGATTGATGAAATATCCGTCGAACTTAAAAAAATCAAACAAGATATCAAGGAACTTAAATAAGTTCAAGCGGCCTCCGAGCATCAACCCGCTAATTAGGATAAATAATCATAGGGAGAGTCCTATGAAGATTTATCTATATGTAAAACAACATAAAATAACAAAATTAAAATATTTCGGAATGACTGCTACTAAAGATCCTTATGTGTATTTAGGTTCTGGAAAACATTGGAGACGGCATTTAAAAGTTCACGGAAAAGATATTGATACATTAGAAGTATGGGAATTTACTAATATAGACGAATGCGAAAAATTTGCTTTGGATTTTTCTAAAAAAAATAATATTGTCGAATCTAAAGACTGGGCAAATTTAAGACCAGAAAATGGAAGAGATGGTCGAGCACCCGGTAGTCCTGGACTCAAAGGAGAAAAAAATCCAAATTGGGGAAAGACTGGTAACCAGACTTCTTTTTATGGTAAAAAACATAAACCCGAAACTATATTAAAATTAAAAGAGATAAAATCAAAACAACCAAAAGGCGGAAACAGTGTTAGAGCCAAAAAAGTAAAAACTCCGATTGGAGTATTTCCTTGTATGAATGATGCTGCAATAGCACTTGGAATGTCGACAGAAACATTAAGAACTAGGATTAGAAAAAATATTCCAGGTTTTGGGTTTGAATAAATTTAATAGCGGCCTTGGGCATCATTCCCGCTTTACAAATTCTGCTGCCTATGCTATTATTAACATAGGAGAAAAATAATGCAACCAGTCGTATACAAATATACAAGCACAAAGGAATATGTCGATGCCTTTCCATGTGCATATCGTCAGTGGCGTGCGGATAGCCACTGTAATACTATTCACGGATATTCATTTAGTATGAAGTTTTACTTTGGTACTAATGATTTAGATGCTCGTAACTGGGCTGCTGACTACGGCGGCTTAAAAGAACTAAAGAAATTCTTAGAGGATCAATTTGATCATACTCTTATCGTAGCACAAGATGATCCGGAGTTGGAGACCTTTAAACTGCTACAAGAAAAGAAAATGGCTAAGATCATTGTGCTACCAGCACTAGGATGTGAATCATTAGCAGATCAACTTTACCGATATGTTAACGGTGTTTACATTCCTGAAATGTGGGGCGA